CTGCGGATGGCGTCGGAGAGCTTGAAGTCGTCGGGGAACTCCTCCATCGCGCGTGCGGCCTTGTTGATGGGGCCGTACATCTTGTCGAGTTCCGCGTTGAGCGCGTTGTATCGCTTGAGTGCGAGCTGTGCGTTAAGGGCGGCGTTCTCGGTGTGCTCAGCAAGCTCCTTGACGCTTCGGTCGGTACCGGCAGCGGTCGCCCTGGACAGCTGCTCGTGGGCCTCCTTGAGCGTCCTGAGCTTGAGGGCGGCCTCCTGTGCGCGGTCCTTGAGAAGTTCGTACTTTCGCGTGACGTTGGTCAGGCTGCCGGGGTCGAGGTTGGAGGCCTTGGTGATGGCCTTGAGCCGCCTTTGAGTCTCGGCACCGGCCTTGGTAGCTGCCTTGAGGGCGGCGGTGAGCTTGGTGGTGTCGCCGCCGATCTTGATGGTCAGTCCGCGATATGCGTCCGCCATTGGTCACCCTGCCCTTCCTGTTAACCGAGCAGCCGGTCTATGTCTTCTAGGGTTGCGTCACGCGTGCCGTCGGAGCTGCTCCGCTGCGGCACGGTCGACTGGAGGAACATCAGCAGCTCCGGAAGGCGCATCGTCATCAGGCGGTCCCACGGGATGCCCGCGCGGAGGCCGGATGAGAAGATTCGCGTGTACCGGAGCGGGTCTTCGCCCGATTCGCCGGACTGCGCCGGCACCCCTTTAAGAGCGGGTGTGAAACAGGCCGCGCTGCGTCTCCTCGAACGCAGCGAAGTTGGTGTCGCGCATGTTCACCTGGCCGAGGCCCATGAGCCACTGCTTGAACGTCGGGCAGGCGTCGCCGGCGACGTCGCAGGCCGTCTTGCGCATGGCCCACATGACGCGCAGCGTCGCGTCCCATCGGTCCTTCGTGTAGTCGATTACGGTGTTGACGTACTGGGGGAAGGCCCTGCGCACGAGTGCGGACGTGGCCTTCGGAAGCGGCTTCTGCTTGCCAGTCTTCTCGTCGACGGGCATGTTCTCGGCGAGCCTGTTCTCGACGAACTCGGCGGTCACCACCTCGCCGCTGTCATCACCGAGATCGACCCTGCCGTAGAAGTCAGCGATGAGGGACACGCCGAACTCCTGCTCGTACAGGTAGGTCGTGTACGCGGAGCAGATGTACTCAAGCTCCCCGGTTCCGTCGATGTCGTATTTCATGCTGTCTACCTTTCCTTGTAGGCGTTAAAAGAGACACGCGGGCCTCTCGCCCGCCTACTCGACGAGAGGTCCGCGTGTTTCTTTCAAAAGAAAAGGGGCACCCGCAGGTGCCCCTTTCAGCTGTTTGTCTAGGCCGAAGCGGTCGGAAGCAGGACGCTATCGAAGAAGGAGTCGTACTTGGCCTTGTCGGTGGACTTGACGGTGGCCTTGGAGATGTTCTTGGCCTCGCCCTTGACCTGAAGCTGCTTGCCTGCGGCGGAGAAGCTGTAGGTGTCGGTGTCGGGGTCGGTCGTGTCCTCCTTGGTGTTCGCCTCGGTGTTGGGGCGAGACAGCTTGCAGCTGTAGTAGACGCAGCGGCGCTTGTAGGGGTCGCCGTTGACCTCGAACATCAGGGCGAACTCGACGCCGGTGCTGTCCATGTCCTCGAGCAGGAGTCCGCTGTCGTCGATATATCCGAGCAGGTCGATGAGCATCTGCTCCTCGGTGTCGGCAAGCTCAAGCTCGCCGGAGATGCTGGAGGAGTCGACGAAGGTGGCGTAGACGACGTCGTCGGCGTAGAACTTGGTCACGTCGCCGTCGTACTCGACGGTGAGCTTCTTAGCGCCGGGTGCCTTGACGGGCGTCTTGTACTGGGACTTCTCTGGGTCCCAGACGGCATAGTGGACGTTCTTGAGTCCGTACTTAACCTTTGCCATTGGTTAGTTCCCTTCCTTGGTAACTGTGAAGTAATAGGAGACGATTCGCGCGTGCTCCGACTCGGACCAGTCCTCGTACACGCGGACGGGTCCGAACGCCCGTTTTAGGGCCATCAGAAGGGCTGTCTCGACCACCGGGTCGGCCTGCCTCTCGATGAGTTCGACCCGGTACCTCGGCATCGAGTACCAGTTGTCGTCGTCCGCGTACTGCTCTCCGCCGGAGTCGAGCGAGTAGACGAAGAACGGCGGCTTGACCTTCGACCCCTCCGGGTACGCCTGGTGCGTTCCGGCGAGGCCGGTGGACCTGCACGCCTCGTAGACGAGCCTGTCGTACGACCCGAACAGCTCGAGAGCCTCTCCGATGTGCGCAGTCGGCTCGACGACCTCGACGTTCGCGCCGATGACGATTCCGTCCTCGGTCTTTCCGAGCGGTCCGGTCAGTGTCGCGCCGACGACTCCCACGTTGCTCATAGATCGGCCTCCAGCCTCTGGACGAGCGATTCGTATGCCTTCTGGAAGCCGCGCTCTGCCGCCGGGGCGACGTGGGGCCTTCCGGGCACGCGGCCGCCGCCGATGGTGGCGTGGCCTTTCTCGAGGAGGTGTGGGAGTCCCGGTTTCGTCGAGTAGACGTGCGACTCGGGCTTCTCCTCGGTCCCCTCGACCCTGTAGCGGATCGACTTGCTGTAGTCGCCAGTGCGGACCGGAGCGCCATCGCGCCACGCCTGCTTTGCCTCCTCGGAGCCGTCCCTTACGGACTCGAGCAGGTCGTCGCACGATACGGCCTTGATGTCTCCGAATATCTCGTCGAGCGCCGATGCGAAGGCGTCGGCCCCGACAGTCCTGCTAGCCATTGGAGACGTGCCTCCCCAGCTGTAGCTTCACAAACTCGCCTGAGACTGAGGCGTTCTCGACGTCGTACTGGACTCCGCCGAACTCGACCTCGCTCTCGCCCGAGTACTCGTCGGCCCTGAGCTGGATGAGGGCGTCGGCGCGGAGGCCGACGTCGAACGACGTGGCCCATAGGTCGCTGCCGACGGTGAAGCGGTTGCAGTAGCGCATCCTGCGCTCCGGCTGCCCCTGAATCACGTTTCCGGCCTCGTCCTGGACCATGTCGGGCCACGCGAGCAGGAAGCAGACGTCGTTCCACCTCATTTGCCGTCGCCACCGTAGGACGTCGGCGAGTTGAGGATGTCCACGACCGTCTGCCTGTATGCGTCCTCGAAGCGGGACGCGTCGCTGTTGTCGTAACCGAACCTCGACTTCGCGAAGAGGACGACCGCCATCTTCGCGAGCGGGTCGGAATCGACGAGGGCCTCTTCGACGCCAACGCGGTTAAGGTCGCGCTTGGCCGCCTCGATGAGGCCCTGAATCTCCGTATCGAAGGCATCGGAGGTGACGCGCAGGGCCACCTTGACCTCGTCTAGGAGAGCCATGCCGCGTCACCTCCCATGGGCTAAGCCGTCTTCTTGGGGGCGGAGATGACGAGCAGACCGTTGGTGTCGCCGAGCTTGCCGTCGACGACGGTCTGCATCTTGAGCTTGGTGACGTTCTTGTCCTCGTCGTTCCAGCGGACGGAGCGCATGCCCATCTGCTGGTTGACGATGTAGTTGGACAGGTTGCCGAACAGGATGCAGGGGGTGTCGGCTGCGCCGCCCTTGGCGTCCTCGTAGTTGGGCAGGATGTCCTCGGGGACGATGTTCACGTTCTTGCCCATCAGGCGGTAGGACTCGCTGTGAGCGCCGTCGAGGCCGTAGTTGACGCGGGCGACCGGCTGGCCGTTGGCGTCGACCATGCCATCGACGTAGGTGTCCCACGTGGCCTGGGTCATGGTCCACTCGCCGCGGCTGCGGTACGGGGCCTTGACCTTCTTGAGGATGTTGGCCCAGCCTGCCCACGTGCCGATGGCCTTCTCGTCGAAGGTCACCTTGTTGTCGGCGGTGAGTCGGGGGTCCTTGAGGATGCCGAGCGGCATACCGGAACCGCTGCCGTTCACGCCGGCCGCCTCGAGGGCGCGGACCATGGCCTCTGCGCACTTCTCGGGGAACTGGCGCTGGAACATGTCCATGGTGGTCACCTGGGACAGGAAGCTCTGAGCGACCTTGACCTCGAGCATGTAGTAGAGGAAGGAGATGCGGCTGGGGTCGGTTGCCTTCTGGGTGTCGGAGGGCTTGGCCTCGGTGACCCAGCTGGCGGTGGGCAGGTAGTCCCAGATGCTGATCTCAAGGCCACCCTGGACGTTCATCTTGGTGAACTTGGGCCAGATGGTGCCGTACTCGGACATCTTCTGGATGATGGTGTTCGAGAGGGTGGTCGGGATGAAGTGCGGGACGTCGGAGGTCTGCGTGAAGGCGTCGGCGCGGACGTTCTCAGGGACCATGCCGCGGGTCACGAGGCCGTCGGGGTACTCGATGCCGCGGACGGTGTAGTCGTAGAAGGCGCGGTTGTAGTCCTCGGTGTCGAACGGGTCCTCGTTGCGGGTGACGGAGACGTCGGGGTTGGCGGCCTGAGCGCCGCCGGTGACGAGTGCGCCGGCACCGTTGGCGACGGCAGCGACACGGGAGGAGCGGAGTGCGTTGGCCTGGTTGCGGCGCTCGACCTCCTCCTGGATGAGGCGGACCTCCTCGTTGAGGACGTTCATGCCGACGGTGCTGTCGGCGTTGTCGAGTTCGGCGACTACCTCGGCACGGCGGTGCTCGAGGGAGGCGTCATCGAGGGCGCGGTACTGGGCCGCGTCCATGGGGATGAACTCCATTTTCTTGTTCCTTTCGTTAGAGCAAACGTAGCTTGAGCGCGGCCGCCTGACGCTGCCTGCGCTCGTTCTCGCGGCGCACCAACTCCTGGTGCTCCTGCTCGATCACTCCGTCGAGGTAGGAACGCGCGTGAATGTCTGTGTCTTGGTCGGCCGGGATGGATACGGCGGATACGTCGAACACCTTCTCGACCTTGGTGATGTAGCTGGTGCGGGTTTCCTCGTCCCACTCCCAGCCGTCGGGGGCAACGTTGAAGCCCCAGCTCATCTTGTCGATGAGCCCGTTGCTGATGGCCTCGTACAGGTCGCGTCCGGCCTGCGATCCGCTTAGGTCGGCACGGACGAACAGGCCGTGCTCGTCGACGGTAAGCTCAAGCGTGCCGTTCTTGAGTCGCGCCAGCGTCTGGCCGCAGTGGTTGAGCTGGAAGATGACATCCGACATGTCGGCACCGGCCATTGCCGTGGAGCGGATGCACTCCTTCGCGCGCCTGAAGTCGTACGGGACGTCGAAGGTGGTCGCGTAGCCCTCGACCGTGTACGCGCTCCTGCGGTCCTCTGTTTCCGCGACCGCATGGAAGTTGCCAGCGAAGCTGCGATACTCGCGCTGGTCGGGTTTGTAGGGCATCAGTCGTCCTCCTCCTTCTTTCCCTTGGTGTCGACGTCGTTGTAGATGGCGTCGTCGCCCTCGAGGTCAAGCTCGCCCTCGCCGTAGCTGTTGCCCTTCGGGCGTGCCACGAGCGGGGTCTTTCCGCCCGTCTGCACCTGGACGTTTCCGTCGGCGTCGAACACGACGTACTCGCCGCGCTCGATGAAGACATCGCCTCCCGGCACGGGCGGCAGCTGTAGGACCTCGCGCGACTCGTTGATGGTCATGACGCGGCGGTCGAGCATGTCTCGGATCATGTTTCGCTTGGATGCGTTGGTGGCGTACTCCAGCCTGTTCGCGCTGAAGCAGATGCCGTTGCCGTGGCGGCGCTCGATGGGCGTGAACAGCATCTGGCTGAGGCCCTCTCCGAGCTGGACCGCGAACGGCTCAATCTGGCTCTCGTAGAACGCGCCGAACGTCTCCTCGGAGTACTTGGACTGGATGATGTCCTCGTTGATTCCGAAATAGTTGTAGACGTTCGTCTCGATGCGCTCCATCTCGCCGGAGTCGATGGTGTAGTTCTGAGGCTCCACCTGCTTGATGTTCTCGAAAGTGTTGTCGTAGAGCATCAGGCCCGAGGTGTTCTTGGAGCTTAGGTTCGTCTCCGAGAACTCTTTTCGCTTCCTGTCGAGGTCCTCCGGCCTGACGGAGCCGTTGATAGCGCCGATGAATTGAATCTTGGCGGAGTTCTTGATTGCGACCTCCTGCGCCTGCTCCTGGTAATCCATGAGCGCGAGCGTCGAGTTCAGCGCGTCGTTGGCGCTGCCGAAGAAGTCGCTCTCATACTGGAAGCGCGTCAGCAGGCACACGTACCTGAGTTCGATTGCCATCGTGTCGCCGGAGTCGAGGTAGAACCTAATCCAAGGCTCGCCGGCGTACTCGACGACCTCGGCGTGTGCGAACTTCAGCGGGAACAGGCCCGTGATGTTGCCGCCGGTGTCGAGCGACGGGACGACCGCCGCCGTATTGTCGTTGAGCATGATGGTCATGAGGCGGGCCAACATCTTAGGCCAGCTCATGTACTGGTTGGGGGCGGTCAGGATCATGCGCTTGATGCGCGGTTTGGAGTCGCCAAGCACCTCGGGCTTGAGTTTCGACGCGAACATGGCGCTCTTCTCGATTGCTGAGCGCGTGAGGGCCTTCTCGTAGAGCTGTCCGCCCCACGTGGAGAAAGCCGGTGCGTATTCGGTTAGCGTCTTGAACTCTGGCGCGAGCACGACCTTGGAGGCCTGCTGTGCGTGCTTGGGACGGAAAATATCTAGAAGTCCCATGACCCAAATGTAAGGCAGCGACGCCGGCAGTCAAGACGAAGGTTCCTTCGCCGAAGAAACCTGCGGCGAAGGAACCTGCTGCTACATGGACGCCTCGTAGTCCTCCCAGTGCCGCTTGAGGCACACGTAGGCGCAAATCTCGGCGGCCCACCCGTCGATGCGGCCGGACGAGCCGTTTGCCTTGACGGGCTTGATGTTGTCGTTGGTGTCCGTGATTATGCCGACGTTCATGCGGCACCACTGGTTGACGGGGTTATTGTTGTCGACGATGCCCTTGCGGTCGTAGACGGTCCTTATCTCCTTCATTGGGATGGACAGGGTCTGCGGGCCGAATCGGACCTCCTCGCTGCGTTTCTTGCCGACGAACTGGCGGGCCATGTCCTTCCACGAGTCGTCCTGGAGGTGCCACGGGTCGTATCCCATGGCGAACGGGTAGACGTTGAACTCGTCCCTGAGCTGCTGCATCCACTCGAACACGACTCGGTGGTCGATGGTGTTTCCAGGCACCACGCGCACCAGCCCGGCGTCAATCCACCTGTCGTACGGCACGTTGTCGCGGTTCTTGCGCAGGCCGCTCTTGCGGTGGTGCTCGAGCTGCGACTCCGGTATCCAGTACATAGACATCTCGTAGATTTTGGGGTCGTCCGGCCTCATCATGAGCGCCTGGGCGCTGGTTAGGTCGATGGTGTCAGACGCGTCGTAGCCGACGATGCAGTAGCGGAAGCCCATGTCCTTCCAGTCGAACTCCTCGCGGTTAACGGCCTGCTCGAACGTGAGCCATGCCGACGCGCGGTTCTCCGGCATGTTGAAGTCCTTGGTCAGGACAGTCGGAAGGTAGCTCGGGTCGTTCTTGGCCTTCTGCACCTGGGCGCGGAGGTACTCGATCTTCTTTACCGTGCCGAGGCCCGGGTTGGCCTTGACCCAGCACGACTCGTCGGTCCACTCCGCGCGGCTGTCCAGCTCGTAGACGAACGGCAGGAAGTGGTCGTCCTCGAACTGCCCGTCGAGCCAGCGCGACGCGTAGTCGTACTGGTCGTCGAACAGGTTGTCTCGGTTGAAGCCGTTGGTCGTCAGCTCGAGAATCATCGGCTGGTCGCGTGCGGCGGTGGCCTGCTTGACGAGGTCGAACAGGTCGCGGTTCACGATGGCGTGAAGCTCGTCGACCACGGCGCAGTGGACGTTCAGGCCGTCGAGCGAGCGCGTCTGCGACGACAGCGGCGTGTAGTAGCCGCGGTTCGAGTCGAAGATGAGGCCGTCCTGGTGTCGCGACGGGATGATGCCCTTGTGCAGGCGCTTGTTGAGCGCAGGCGACTGCGAAACCATCGACAGCATCGCGCCGTACATGAGGGACGCCTGGTCCTTGTTCGTGGCGACGGAGTAGAGCTGCGGGGCGAACTCTCCGTCCTTCGTCATGAGGTACAGCGAGATTGCCGCGCCAAGCTCGGTCTTCCCGTTCTTACGCGCGATGATGAGCAGGACCTCGTTGAACTGCCTCATGCCGAGTTCGTCGACGAAGCCGAACGCAGTCTCGATGAAGGCAAGCTCGTAGTCCTCGAGGACGAGGTGCTTTCCGACCTTGCCCTGCGAGATGAAGATGAACCTCTCGATGAACTTGACGGGCCTCAGCGCCTTCTCGGCATCGTAGTGCCAGCACTTGTACCCGTCGTCGAAGCGGTCGATCAACTTCTTGGCGAGCTTGATGACCTTCTGGCTCGTCGTTATCTTGCCGTCGATGACGTCCTGGAAATACCTCTTTGCCTCGAGGCCGTCGCGCTCGGGAGGCACGTACCCGCCGGAGGGCTTCCTAGAGTTCATCGAAGCCGTCGTCCTCGGGGACCTCGCGCTCGTTGTCCTTGCAGAACTTCTTGATTGCCGACGCGACCGCGATGGTCTTGGTCACGAGGCGCTGGTACGCGATGAAGTACTTTGACTCCTCCTTGACCTCATGGCGGTTTCCGGAGCCTCCGCGCTCCGTGACCTCGACGATGCCGTAGGTGTCGACCATCGCTTTAAGCTCGTCCATCTGGTCGAGCATCCACACGTACTCCTCGAGCATATCCTTCGCGAGTGCGAGGTTGAGGCCGTCGAGGTTGCTGATGAGCGCCGCAAGCTCCTCGACGCGCCTGTCCTTCTTCTTAGTCAAGCGGAACCGCCCTTCCATCTGGTCCGAAGGCCATGCGAGGCCTGTAGTCGTCCGGGTAGTGAATCTCTGCGTGGCAGTCGCGGCACACGCGCATGAGGTTCGACTGGTCCAGCGAGATGCGCGAGTCCGTGATGTTCTCGGGCGTCAGGTAGACCTTGTGGTGGACTATCTCGGCCGGGACGAGCCTGCCGGTAGTCTCGAAGCACCTCTGGCACATCCCGGACGGGCACACGGCACCGGACGGGTACGTGATGGTGCGCTCCATGGCGAGTTTCCTCGCCCTCTCCCAGCCTTTCGACTTGTAGAAGCGCCTAGCGAACTCCCTAGCCAGGGGAATCACCTACTTTCATTCGTCTTATTCATTTAGCCGTACTCTACGTCCGTAATATACGACAGATTGTCCAAAAATTGAGTTTTTCAAATTCGGTTTTCGCATTAAATTGACTCCCCGCGCCGGACCCCCTCCGGGCACCAATGCCTATATACCCGGGGGGATGGTTGGTTACAGAAACTATCGGTATTTATGCAATTATTCAATTCCTGGGCCGTTCTATGCACAGCTACAGACGGCCCGCCTACCTGCTGCCACGCTCCTCTACCTGCGCAAACGTTGCCGGCCTGCCGCCTGCCGGCCTATGATCCAGGGCCACGGAGTTATGCACGACGGCGGCCAGTATGCCGGCCGTCCTAAAAATGTTGGGGAAAGTGCTGGACAGATCAGCGCCGGCAGTTGTAAGGTCTTGCCAACGGCTGGAGCAACGGACAGAACGTCCGGCGGTCCAGTTAAAGAAAAGGCCGGCACCGCTGCAACGGATACCGGCCAACGTCCCAACGTAGTAAAGGAGATCGGGACAATGAACGAGTATAGCACCACCAACAAGACAGCCGAGGCGGCCGGGCCGCTGGCTGACCTCGAGGCCGTGGAGCGCGTAAGGGATGGCATAGTAAAGGCCGCTACGCAGCACTGGCGCTGCCATATCATGGAACGCTCGAACCTCGACCAGGCACTGCGCTACGCCGAGCTTAACGACCAGCTGCGCAATATGAGCGCCTACGTTGTGGCGTGCCCGGTGTGCGGCCGCCCGGTTAGGTACGATCACCTGGCACAGGACGCCTACGGCGACGACATGTGCCCGGACTGCTTAATGGCTGCCGGTTACGTCAAATGCGACCACTGCGGCGAGTGGATCGACGAGGACGAAACGACCGAGGTTGACGGCGAAACGTGGTGCGCGGCGTGCGTCGACAGCGACGCCGAGCCGTGCGACCACTGCGGCGAATACCACAACTCGAAAAACCTGGAGACTGTGCACGTCTGGATCAGCTATCGTTGCGGTACGATTGACGAGACGTGGTGTGAAAGCTGTCGAGATGATAGCGCGTATACCTGCGACAGCTGCGGGGAGTTTTACGCCGGCTTCGGAGACTGCGACGGCGAAACCCTAGTACACGGCCGCGACGGCGAGGAAAACTACAGGCACCTGTGCCCGTCGTGCGAGGATCAACTGCCCCACTGCTACGAGTGCGGGAGCGCACTTGAAACCGACTGCTACCGGGACGCCTACGGCGACGCCTACTGCTGCGACTGCAAGCCGGAAAGCAAATACCTACAGGGCTACGACCACACTTACGCAAGCAACTACTACCGCACAAAGGACGACCCGACGCCCGCCGGCCTGTATCTGGGCGTCGAGCTTGAAACCGAGGCATACCGAACCGAGAACCCGGAAGCGCTGGCAAGGGACGTTATCATGGCCGTTGGAGATGAGCGCGTCGTGTGCAAGGAGGACGGAAGCCTAACGGACGGCTGCGAGATCGTAACGCAGCCCATGAGCGCGGCCTACCATCTGGCACCGCTCGACGACCTGGGCGGCCGCCGGCTCTGGGATATGATCCTAGACACGTGCGCCGAGCATAACGCCCGCTCGCATAACGGCGGAGACTGCGGATTGCATATCCACGTATCGCGTACCTGGCTCGACACTGACGACAAGGTGACGACGTTTATACGCCTGGTGCAAGGCCACGCTGCCGAGTGGCAGGTGTTCAGCCGTCGAAACCTCGACAATATGAGCTATTGCAGGCTTGAAAGTGACTTCCAGTCCGGTATCAGCCTGGGCGACAGCCCAACGGAGAAGAGACGCAAGACGTACCGCAAGACCGGGCACCATACCGCGATAAACTGCGAGAACTCCGCTACCGTCGAGCTGCGACTGTGGCGCGGCACCCTGGTAAAGCAGACGTTGCGCGCGACCATCGAGGCAACGGCCGCGCTGGCCCTAATCGCCGGCGACTATCTTACAGACGTCGAGGCGCTGGAGTCCTGGAGTTGGCGCGACCTGGTAAAGCAGATGGTAAAGGCGCTCGACCGCTACAAGCTGCCTAGCGCCGACCTGCTGGCGTACCTGCAAGCGCGTAACCTCTAGACGATCTGCGCCGGCTCACGGCCGGCGCTATCCCGAATCAATAACCAAATCAAATAGTTAGGTGCTTAATTATGTGCATCATCCTATCGTGTGCCGCCGGCGTGCGTCCGGCTACCTCTACCATTGAAGAGTGTTTCTATATGAACCCGGACGGCGCTGGCCTCATGTACCCGGACGGCGGCCTGGTGCAGATCCGTAAGGGCTTTATGGACCTGGATAGCTACCTGGCCGCTATCACCGACGTTCCCGAGGACGTGCCCCTGGTGCTGCATATGCGAATCGGGACCAGTGGCGGCAATACGCCCGGACTGACTCACCCGTTCCCGGTCGTCGATAGCCTGGATATGATCCGCGCTACCAATTCAAGCGTACCGCTAGCCGTGGCGCATAACGGCGTTTTACGTGACTACCAGGCGGCCGTAAAGCCCGGCGTTAGCGATACAGTTGCATACGTTCGCGACGTTGCTCTATACCTTGCCAATGATGCCGAGGTACGCCGGTGCGGCGGCCTGGCAGTGTCGCGCCTGGCGGCCGACATGCTGCGCGACTCGTCGCAGGGCTCACGCCTGGCGATCATGGACGGCCACGGTAACGTGCGCCTAACCGGTGCCGGCTGGGAGGACGTGCAACCGGGTATACACGCGAGCAACGACAGCTGGCGGCCGTTCGAGCAGGTATATCACTGCGGATCGTACTATAACGGCTGGGATAACCCGGACCGCTGGCCGGACTGGGAAGACCTCGACGGCCTGGAGCAGCCTATGTTGTGGGACGATCAGCCCACGGCGGCGGCCGTCCGGTATGCCGACGAGACGTATACAGTTAGCGACGTTTTCGAGGAGTACTACACCTGGAACAACTGCCGCGAGTTTTGCGAGGAGTATACCGAGTGCCGGTACCACTGCGCACGCTGCGGATCATTGCCGTACTGCGCGACGGACGACGACCTTAAACGCCTGGGCGGCCGTCGTGGCTAGCCTGGCCGTAGCCGTGCGCCGGTGGCTGGATCAGCCGGCGCACGTGAGCCGGCGGGCCGTGGCCGCGCTGGCCGTGGCCGTCGTCGTCCTGGCCGTGGCCGTCGTCGTGCAGACGATCAGGCTAGACAATATAATCTGCTATTGCTACTAACCGGCGGCCGCCTTGAGCGGCCGCCATCGTCTGGAGTTGATGCAACCATGCCCGCCTACGCCGACGCAAACGCCGAATTCATATGGTCACTAATACGCCTACTGCTGGAGCCTGTAATACTGCCGTTTACGCTATTCATGGTCATTGCCGCCATAGCGATTATTATTGCAATCCTTAATATCCTGCTTGGCGGCTAGCGCTACCCCATATCAATAAAATGAGAAAACGCCCGACACCCTAACCGGTGCCGGGCGTTTTTTGTTGCCGTTCCAGGGCCGCCGGATCAGCCCGCGCGGCCGTCGTCCTGGGCGCTCCAGGCGGCCGCGCGTCGTCCTGGTCGTCGTCCTGGAGATCGTAGGACGCTCCAGGCGGCCACCCGGCCACGCCTCGCACACAAACGCAGGCGCTCGACGGCTGCCGGCCGCCTGGGACGATATAGGCCCACGGCCACGGCCAAATATAGCCGTCTGGGCCGCTCTAATGCCTATTTTAGGGCCGTTTTTGGGCCGACGCGACCGAGTACCGCCACGACGCGACAGCGGGCCGTATAGGCCTATCTGGTGGCCCCTGGTGGCGTTTTCGCAGGTCAAAGGCCATGCCGGCTATTTTATGCACGCCGGAAAAATATGCGACCCCGCCGGGACCATATTATCGGCGGGGTCGCGTTTTTTCGGCCGGTTCCGAAAAAGTGGATATAATACGCGCACGGCCACCCAAAAAGCGCGTGCGGCCTGCGGAAACGCGCGGCGCACGCCGCGCCGCGGAGCGGGAAGCGTCAGCGCTCGGGCGGCTCGTCCGCGCCCTCCTCGTCGGCGGCGGCATCGGCGCGGTCCGCCATCGCCGCCTGCCCCGCTATCGCGGCCATCGCCGATGTCCCGACGGCCTGCGCCGCCTCGGCCACCTCGAGGAAGTTCGCGCCCAGCTCGACCGCCGAGTCCGCGAACGCGGAGATGAGCGCGTGGACCTTCTCGCGGTCGTAGATGCCGCGCCCCAGCTCGGCCTCCTGCTCGGGCGTCATCCGGCCACCTCCTCGATGCCGCAGCGCATGGCCCGCGCGATGGCGCGCCACGTCGCGAAGTTGCCGGCGCTCGCCCCGCTCCTCAGCGCGGTGATGGTCCTCGTGGAGATTCCCGTCCTCTCGGACAGCTCGGCGACGGTGGTTCCCGTCTCCCTCATCCTCGCCTTCAGCTTGGCCCCGGAGCTGGGGTCCTTCACCGGCGAGAGCGGTGTGGTGCAGGCCATGGCCCTCCTTCTTCTGTCAATGTGCTGCGGCATATCCTACCACGCAAAATGCCGCCTGGGGCGACGAGACGCTATTCTCGGGGTACTTCCACGCCTCGCCCTGCACCGACTGGTCCAAGGCCCGCAGCGCCCCGCAAATCTAATCTCATGGCCTTCAGGCGGCATTTCCAACTCAGTCGCAGTGCGCGATTTCGATTTCGATTTCGATTTCGATTTCGATTTCGATTTTCAAATTGTGATTTTGATTTCGATTTCGATTTCATTTTCCGATTTTGATTTCCGATTTTGATTTCGATTTCGATTTCGGTTCCGGGGGCCGATTTCGGTTCCGGCCCCCGGTTCCCGCCTCACCACCCGAACGACTTGTCCATCTCGGCGTACACGTCGCGGGTCATGCGGTGCCTGCCCGTGTCGACCTTGAGCGGGCGGCACATGCCGAGGATGCGGTTGTACGTGCGCCTGTCGGCCACGTCGCCCTCCCCCGCCAGCTGCTCCCTCGTGAGGTTGCTCGTGACGATGGTCGGGCGGTGCAGCTGGTAGCGCATGTCGATGATGCTGTAGACCGTCTCCTTGCCGAAGCTGCTGGTGCGCTCGGCCCCGAGGTCGTCGAGGACCAGCAGCTCCGCGTCGGTGAGCAGTCGGACGGCCGTCGGCACCTCGTCGTACCTGCGGCTCAGCGCCCACGGCATCGAGCGGCACACGACGCGCATCCCGCGGTCGAGCGCCTCGTTGGCGATGCAGCAGGCGAGGAACGTCTTGCCGCTGTCGGGCGGTCCGAACAGGAGCAGCCCGTTCCTCTGGGCCGGCAGCGTGGCGGCGTACCTGCGGCACTTGTCGACGAGGTCGCCGCCGTACTTCCCGTCGTCGTGGGCGAAGTCCATCAGGCGCATCTCCGGGGCGACGAACGCCGTCTCGGCACGGGCCTCCAGCGAGGCGCAACGGCATTTCACCGGGACCTTCACCGGGCGGGTCCCGTCGTATACGACGCGCTCGACGGGGTGGCCGCACTTGGGGCACATCTCGACGTCCACGTCACATCACCGAGTCCAGTGCGCTGAGGACCGCGCTGTCCATGCGGGCCGGCCTGGCCTTGCTGCCGTCGTGCCTCGCCCAGTTGAGGATGGTGCTGTAGTGCGACTTGTACGACTTGCCGGTGGACGACAGGTACCAGCTCAGGTTGTCGATGCGCTCGGACCAGTCGGGGAAGCGCTCCTTGAGCTTGGCAAGCTCGTCGTCGGTGAGCAGGACGTTGTTGTTCTCGCCGTGCCTGTGCTTCTTTGGCTTCGACTTTCCCTTGGCGCTTGCCGCGGCGGCATCGCCGCCCGGCCCCGCGGACGCGGGAATACGTTCGGGATCAGGTTGAGTATCAACCCCAGAGGAGTTACTACCCTCTCCTAACCTATCCTTACCTAACCTATCCTCTGTATACAATTTGTATACAGGCTTCGGCGAAGTGAACATATCCGCAGGTCGGACGCCAGTGTCGCGCAAAGTGTACGACTTGTTCTCGTCAATGTAGCACATGGCTAACTCTTCTTGGTACCGAGTCGCGTGCCGGCGGTCCGCTGGGACGTAGTTATTGATCCACCACGCCTTGATGACAGCAGCGCCCGACGGGAACTCCAGGATGAACTTCTTCGACGCCAGCAGGCGCAGGTCGTCCTCCGAGGCCCCGCACATGCGGCGGACGGCCCTGGGGTTGTTGATGAACCCCCAGTCGTCCGCCGCCATGCCGAGGTGGAGGTACAGCGACTGCGCCGAGCACGGCATGTCCATGAACGAGTCCGACTCGACGATGGACTTCGAGAACATTCGCCTCTCCGCCATGCCTTACCCCCTATCAATAAAATCTAGTTTTCAATGACTTCCATAGTCATCGCTTCATAGCGCCGAGCACGTCGCCGACGATAGCCGCATCAGGAGAAGCCAAGTACCTCATCGTATCGGGAAGCTCGAAGCAGAGCGTGATGAGGCCAACTAGCGCGATGGTCATGAACACAAGCATGATGTAGAAGCACAACATGCCATCGTCCGAGGAATCGTCGCAATCGCGATACTCCCTGAGAGTCTTCATGAGCACGAAGGACGAGACGACAAGCGCCACCGCTGCCAGTAGGCAGGCCGAGCCATTCTCCGCGACTTTCATGGCCGCCCACTTCGGGGCGAACTCCGACAGATGCGCGAGCAGGTAGTCGGCACCTACGCCGAGCTGGTTGGCGATCTCCTTGATGGCATCAGAATTCATATGACGGCTCCTTCCGCTCCATGTACTTGCAATAACGGGTCCCGCGAATCTCCGAGCAGAACGTGTGGTCGAGTTCGTCACCCTCCAGCCTCTCGTAGAGGTCGCGGTACCCCTTGCAGTCGCAGAACCCAGTGCCTCGGGCGCTGTCATGGTGGATGCACGTCTTACAGGTCGGAAGGAGGAGACGCCTGATATACAGGACCGGGTGACGCAAGAAGCTAATCATCTGCTACCTCCATAAGGTCGTATATGTCCATTCCGGTGACGTCTGCGAGTGCGAGAACAGCGCCTACGCGAGGCTCGACGCCCTTGTTAATCCAATTGCTGAGGGTCATGGATGAGACTCCGAGCATCTCGCCCAAGCGTTTGCAGGTCACGTCGTTCTCAACCATCCAGATTTTCAGCGCCTTCGCGTTGAGCCTGTACCTGCGTGCCCTGACGGACGACTTGAGCGTGGGGACGAACCCATGGCTCCACTCAGCGTCGACAATATCGACTAGGCGCTCCACGTCGTCGTGGTAGAGGTACTCGCCAAGCTCGGGGTGAACGTCGAGGGCGTCGAGAATGTCACCGACCTCGCAGTACTCCTCACCAGTCTCATCATCCTCGAGAAAGATGATGTTTTTGAGGGCCGTGACGATGTCGCGGCGCTCGCGGTCGCTAATCATCGACAATCGCCGCCCCACACTTAGGACAATGGTTCCACCGCATGTCGCCGATTGAGTAGCCGCAGACCTCGCAGCACGGGGTTTCCCTACCGTACTTGGTCTTGAACTTGCCGTGGCGCGTGGTGGTCGGGCGGTCGATAAGATCGGCAAGGAGATTGACGATGTTCTTCCACGTCGCGGACTCCTTGACCAGGCCAAATGCTCCGTAGTCATACGTACGGTACACACCGAGAGTCTCACTGAACATATGTTGCATACTCTCGCCCTTAGCTAGCTTATGTTTGGTGCGCTCCCGCAACTTATTTGACACCTCGTGGCGCTCTTTATCGGTAATCACCTGTCATCCACCTCCACCATCTTGTAAAGCTCGAGCAGCATCGAGCGCTCCATGCGGATCGCATGGAGCAGAACCGTCTTACTGAGGTGATTCGGGATATAGTCCTCGCTCTCAAGCTCCAGGGACATAATCAAGTCCTCGCGCGTCTCAATGGCCTCGAACAGGTTGTTCATGAAGTCGGCGGCCAGCCTCGCCTTGGCGACAATCTTCTCGTTGTCCATCAGTCCTCCTATCGGCTGTAGGCGAGGGCGATGTCCTCGAAGCGGTCATAAACCTTGTCGTTGACGATGTAGCGGTTGTAGTCGTCCTGCTCCGTGTAGTGCCAACGGCCTTCGCGGTGCCCCTCGAGCAGGTAGTCGCGGAGCGTGTCATCCGGGACGAAATTGCCGTCGACCATCTGGCGGAAGGTCAGCTCACCGATGCTGGGGCAGTTGCGGAACGTCCTCTCTATCGCGTCGACGAGGGTCGCGTTGGTGACGGGCGTCACCACGAACACGGCGCGGATCGGCTTCGTGAAATAGCGGTATCTCGTAGTGAACGTCGACTCGACGCGCAGGAGGTCCGCGATGGTCCTGCAATGGTAGACCAGGCGGTCGAACTCCCTGAGAAGGGAGATGATACGGTGATTCAGCATGTAGCTGTAGAGTGTCGTCGCGCTCGTGTGCATCTCGGTCTCGATGTAGTGGTCTCGGCATAACGCCTGGAGTAGGGCGTACCATGCGGCGCGCTGTGTCGGCCTGCCGTTGTCCAAGATGCCGTGCATGGGGTCGCCGCCTCCGCTGAAGCTGAGGAAGTCGATCTCATCCTCGTCGATGAGCTGGAGAACGGTCTTCGACACCTCGAGGGTGTCAGTCTCAGGAAGCCTCATACCGGTCTGCTTGGTGATGCAATACGGGCACTGGTAGTGGCATCCGAAGTTGGTGATGATGGAATAGTTGCGGTTAGGCATCCTGCTCACCACCAAAGACGGCGCGAACGCGTGCCGCGATGTCCGAAATGACATAGTTTACGCAGTCATCGTTGGCAGGGCACCCACTGCAATGGAAATATCCGCGCCCAAGATACGCGCAGCACCACACCCCGCCATTCTGACCCGCAAACTCGGCAATACGCAAATCTTGCAGTAGCCTCTTTCTGCTGTCGCCGTCTGCCGGATTGGAGACGCAGAACAGGCCAGGGTCGTAGCCGTCAGAGCCTTCCGACTTGAAGGACCACTTCTTAGTCGTCTGGTTGTACACCCACTCCTGGACCTCACGCTCGTTGCCTTGCTCGTCATACAGGCAGCAGGTGTCAATCGGAATATCAACGCCGTTCATGTCTACGGGCTGGTTAAGTTCAATCATTAGCTCTTGCTCCTCAGCTCAGCTTGCGTCCGCAGAACGGACAGTAATTAATCGGGATGCTCCATGCGTACGGAGGATCGACAACGATGACGTGGTCACCATCGTTCGTCTCGTTAATCCACATCTCGACGCCCTCGTCGTAATCGCCGAAGTTAAAGCGCGTCTTGCCGCACATCACACAGTCGTTAGGCATTGTCCTCACCCCGCAGATTGCGGATGCGGGACAAGATGTCATCGGCTAGCTTCTTACGGCAAGTGATTTCGTCGCCCTTGAAAAATTTGCAGCTATCGGGACATGCGTTCTCGACCGGGTTCTCGTTTGCGTACCCGCAGAACCAAGTGCAGTCATCGGTACCGATTCGCCGTATGTCCTCTTCCAGCTTCTCCCAGCTGTCGGGCTGGATGAGGTGTACGTCACAGGCGTGCAAAGTCATGTGTTCGCCGGGCGTGCGCTCGATATGCACGAACCAAGCGTCACGGGAGTCATGTGTGTGGTACACGTACTCGAACCTCAAGACATGGACCATAGTTCCATCTGAGATAAACAACTCCGAGGTATCCAGCGGAATCTCTCGACCTTCAGCATCTTTGGGTAGTTGAATCATCTCTCCTCCTCCAACGCGTTGCGCTACGCAACCCACTTCTTGATGACGGTGACGTCGTACTTGGCGGCGAAACCGGACGCCTCGGCCGCGGCGGTCAGGGCGTCGCACACGGCAAAGGCCTTGTCCTCGCTGTCGAACCAGTAGATCGGCGCTCCGCCGACTACGGTCAGGACGTACATATTGCTGGTTTCAGTGGTATTCTTCTCCATGTTGGAGGCCTCCTTGGTGGCGGTTGCAGCCGCCTTCTCGTCCTTCAATTTGCAGCGGGCCGCCATCTTCTCGTACTCGGCGGCCCGCACCCCTTTGCACCACTCGGTCCACTCGGCGATTGCCTTCTGGCGGTCGGCCTTCGGGAAGCGCTTTCTGTCCATCTTCCCGGTCGTGGCCCTGTAGCACGTTCCGTAGTAGCCTTTCTCGTCGTCGCACCAGAGATTCCCGTCCCTGCTGTTGCCGGCGATTGGCTTATTTCTCCCTGCTCCCACTCTCATCCTCCACTTCGTTCAGGAACTGGCCCGTAATCAGGCGATGGAGCCAGTCGGCGCACTTGTAAATGTCCTTGCCGTAGTCGTCCTTGAGTCCGGCGCGGGCGAAGTACTTGAGGCCGTGGGCCACATCAGCAATTTGATCTCCGCCGACCATTCCACTCTCTCCGAGCAGTTTGGCAACGGCCTCAATCTTGTCGGCAGTCTGCACCCCGCCTTGCCTGTAGTGCGAGGCGTACGGGACTTCAATCTTGGTGACTCTGCCGTCATGGCCCCTAATTTCAGTGATTGGGACAAATGTCTGCATCCCTCTCCTTCCATCGTTTGACCCGGCGCTCCATTGCATCCGGGCTGTTGTCCGATTTCGCCGCCCTGCCGTCCGGCGTGATGAAGCACCCGCGCTTCATGCAGTTGCACCACGCGTTGCACAGCGAGCAGAACGTATTGGAGCCGACGACATCCGTGGAGCACAGGCACGAGGCCGGGTTGCCCGTAAATGTCGGCTCCGTGAAGTCGTCTGCTCGGAGGTCGTAGTCGCGCCGCTCCATGTCTAGCAGACGGCCCGGCCGAGCGGCTCATACGAGTCGCACTCGATTTCCTCCTGCGCGTCCCTATGCGGAAGGCGGTCGAAAACGAGCGTCACAGCCCAACGCACCGGGTTCCCGCCGCGGTTCTTGCACTCGATGCGCTCGACGTCCTCCATGCAGACGCCGTAATCGCAGCAGAACTCCCTGAAGTGGCGGCACTCTCCGCACCTCGCCATCACTCGCTGGCCTCCAGCGCACGCTCGACCTCGTCCTGAATCTTCTTCAGGACCGTCACAACCGATGCACCAGAAAACTTTGCCGTCGGTCGCTGACTGAGGTTCTCGATGCTCTTTGAGAGCGTGCAGTACAGGTCGCAGAGCACGACCTTCCTCGTCTTGGCGTTACCCATTGGCAACCCTCGCCTCCCTATATGAGCGCAGGTAGCGCTCCTCCTTCTTGTGCTGGGCCTCGTGGTGCAGGCAGAAGCCGCTGTCCCTGCCGGTCATCTTTCCGCAGATCGGGCAGGCGACCGGTTCGACCCCGCACTCGGACCTGATATGCGATATGCGCGACTTCATCGCCGCGTGCCTGCGCTCGCATGACGGGCAGCGCATCCTCGCGTATCCGCCGCGGTACTTCAGGCCGCATACCTGGCAGCTCGCGTATCCCATCACGCCTCCCCGAACATTTCGTCGTAGCTGATTCCAAGTCCGTCGTGGAGCGCCTTGATGATTCTGTAGCTCGGGTTCTGCGTCCCGTTGGAGACGTTGAACACGGTCCCGTAGCTCAGGCCGCACTTTTTCGAGATGGCCGTGTACATACAGTCGTTATCGCTCATGTACCTCGCGAGCGCACGGACGAGCGGCTCGGTCGGCCTACTCGTTTCCTGTGCTGCCATAGCCGCCATCGCCGCGCTCCGACTCTGCCTCGAACTCATCGACCTCGGTGAAGTCGGCAAGCTCGCACTTGATGATGAGAAGCTGGCAGACGCGGTCGTGGGGCCGGATGGTATAGTCGCGGTCACCGAGGTTCACCAGCGCCGCCTTGTTGGGACCCTGGTAGCCGGAGTCGATGACCCCGATGCCGTTCGCGAGCGTGATTCCGTGCTTGCACCCGAGTCCCGAGCGTGCGGCGAGGATGCCGACGTAGCCCTCCGGGATGTCGCACGAGGCACCGAGGTCGATCCACTTGATCTTCCCCTTCGGGATGGTCAGGGGTTCCTCGATGTTGGCCCGCATGTCAGCGCCGGCGTCCGCGGCGTGCATACGCTTGGGCATGAATCGCCTGTTGGCGACCTTGCACTTGATGTTCACTGTTCTGCTCCTGTCGATATGAGGACCCCGTCGCGCATCGCGGCAAGGCCCTCGCTGTCAATCCTGTCGAACGCGACCGACTCAATCGAGCGGACCGCGTCGTATTCTGCTCCCGTCGTCTCGGCGATGTCGCGCCACGGCATGAGCTGTAGGTACCTCATGCGCAGGACCGCCGCCCCGTTCGGGTCGATTGCCGCATAGCCGTTGAGAACGCTGCTCGCATCCAGCACGAGGCGGGTGTCCTGCCTGCGCTCGCGCTCTGACTCGGCCTCGAACTCCATGAGGTCGTCTATACGCCTCGACGGGTCGGTGACGCCACCTTTGCCGCGCGGGCCGTCGCTGCGGGCACGCATTACCGACAGCTCGCGCTTTGCCTCTAGCCTTCGCTCGAACTCGACGATTCGCTGCACCGCATCACGCGCCGCGACGAAGAACTCGCGGGCGTTCATTCCGTACCATCGCCCTCGAGCGGCTTGGCCCTGAACGCGAGAGTGAACTCGCGCTCGACCGTCTCGCACTTGTGCTCGCAGGCGACGCACACCTTGAAGTCGTCCCTGTCGAGAGGGCGCACGCCGTCACGCAGGGGACACTTTTCGCTATCCAAGCGCCCTCCTATCTGTACTCCTCGAACTGCTCGCAGGGTTCATGCCCCTCCTCGATGCAGTTCTCGATAATCCACTTGACCGTGCGCCTGCTGGTCACAGGCTCGCCAAAGGCATCGCTCGCCTCGAGCCAGTCGTCGTAGTCGAGGGCGCAGAAGCCCGTTCCGCTCTCGCCGATGAAGCAGAAGTGGCGGCAGGAGCCGCACTCCTCCTGCCCATCGGGGATGTCGGGAGCGCCGTCGCGCTCAAGGTTCATCTGGCCCCCTAGAAATCAAAAGGGATGTCGTCGTAGGCATCCTTCGCGCTCCACTGCTGCTGGGGCTGCTCCTGCTGGAAGCCGCGGTCGGCCGGAGCGCCGGCCGTCTCGCGGTCGATGCGGCTCATGAACTCAATCTCGTCGACGACGACCTCGAGCTTCGAGCGACGCTGGCCGTCCTTCTCCCATGAGGAGTAGCGCAGCTTGCCCTCGATAGCGACCTTGTTGCCCTTTGCCAGGAAGCGGCCCACCGCCTCGGCTCGCGCACCGAACATGGTGCAGTCGACGAAGTTTGGATAGTCCTCCCATTCGCCGGTCTGATTGTTCTTTCGCCTGTCGTTGACGGCGATGCCGAACGACAGGATGCTAGTTCCGCCCGCGGTGGAGCGGAGTTCGGGGTCGCGGGTGAGGTTGCCGCTGAGGATGCACCTGTTAATGGACATAGCGGCTCGCAAACTCGAGGACGGCGTCGCGCTGGCGCACGCCGAGTCCTCCGATGCGGCGGTTCGGCACGATGCCGGCCTCCTCCATGAACAGGCGTGCCTTGGCCTTGCCGACGCCGGGGAGCGCCATGAGGAACTGGAGCACGCGCATCTTCTTGGCGTAGGGCAGGTCGATGGCCTCCTCGGGCTTAAGCTCGCCGCTCTTGATCTGCGAGCGAATCTTGCCGCGCTCGACGCGTGCGACTGCCGCCTTCTCGAGCGCTGCGCGGCGCTGCTCGTCGGTCATCTGGGGCAGGTTGGACATTTGTCTCTCCTATCTGTTGTCAGCTAGTTCACGTCGATGATTTCGCCGGTTTCGGCGTCGACGTTCGCGGGGACCTCGGTCGGTTCGGGAGCCAACGGGTCCTCGAAGATGCGGTTGCCTTCCTCGTCGAGGATGACCGGCGTGTTTCCGTCGTCATTTACCGCATCGGCAGTCTCGACGGAATACGGCAGCTTGCCTCGCTGAAATGCGTGACGAATGACGCTCTTCTCCGCCATGGCCTCGTAGTAAGTAGCCCAAGGGCCTTTGTCTCCGGCCTTAGATGCCTTTTTGATCTTGTCTACATCGTCTTTCATCATGTAGTCGAACGCGATGCTCCCGTTTTTCAACTCGCACACAAGGTAAACAACAACCAATTTGTCTTCATCGTGCTGCGCTTTGAAATTCGGCGTAAAGGTGAAATGGTGCCCAGTCTCGTTGTTGAAATAAGTGAAATCATCGCCCTCGTAAACGCATTGCGTGTACACTTCAATGACATCAGGATGACGTTTGACAAGATCAAGCATTCCGTTTTTGCCGAGCCGGAACTCCGCCTCATAGCGATGGGTTTTCGAGTTCCATTGTGGAATGACATAGGCGCTGCCCATGGCGTCGTTCGGCATTAGTCCAAGCTCTGCGCACCTCAGACAGCACGACAGAATCGACGTCACCGAGCATTCAGAGAGTTTCGGGGTTTGCTTGTATGCCGCAATAGCAAGATGCGTCAGACGTTCGGTCGTGCATCCTTTCGGCATGACCGCCTGCAACTGCGGTGCGCATCGCTTGATTAGCCCGGCGAACGAGTTGTCGGGCTGTTTGGCCTGCTGAATCTCCTGCTTGGCCTGCGTGATTGCTCCCATATGACCTCCTAATCCTTCTTTTTCTCCGTGTACTTGATGTAGCCGCCGCTCGGCTTGCCGTTGCGCATGAAGCGCGTCCACGTGAACTTGCCGTCGGGCGTGACCAGCCCCCGGTCGTCCCCGATGAGCTGGCACAGCCCGTTTGTGGCGGCCTGGTATCCCTTCTCGGCGTCGTCTCGCACCTTCTTGGCGTCGAGCCACGCAGTCGCCTCGCCTGGCGTCTCGTTCAGCTCGATAAGATCGCCGGGTTGCAGGTGCTTCGATGCCAGGGCCTTGAGTTCCGCGCCTATCTCGCCGATTGGCGGCTCGGTGCCGCCCTCGACCATCGCCCAGAAGTCGTCGACGGCCCTGTCGACCGCCTTGACGTCGTCCTCGTCGCGCATGACTCGGAACTCCCTGTACTTCTGCCCGCCGATGAGCACCGCGACGTCGGCGAACTTTCGCCCGGTCACGCTCATGTAGTGGGTCACCTGAGTCAGGTAGTACAGCGGCACGCCCTCATCCCAGTCGTGCTCCCTGTATAGCGACGCCGTCTTTATCTCTAAGATTCCCCATCCGAGTTCGGGGTCCTTGACTTCGTAATCAAGCGAGGCCTGTGCATGAGGGCGTCCGATGCTCCTGCACACAGCGTTGACTCGTCTGACAGTGCGTCCTGGGTGTAGAGCGGCATAATGGCTGCCGACCACAGGCTCGAGGATATTGCCCCATTGAACCGCCTCGACCGTGCTGAGGTCGGCCGGCTGCACGTACCCGAGTTTCTCGGCCCATACCTCGTAAGGCCCTCGATATTGAGACAGACCCATGATGGCCGCGACGTCAGAGCCTCCGATTCCGCGGCGGCGCTGCTCGAGCCATTCGTCGCTCCCGTCGCACCTGATGAGGTCGAAGACACGCCCCTCTCCTACGACAGGCACTACTCGTCCCCGTTGAGAACGTCCTTGACCATCTCGAGGACGACCTTCTTCGCCTCGGCGATGGCGTCGTCTTCGTCACGCTCCCCGATTACCCCGCGGTGCGCCTTGGAGACGCAGCCGTAGGCCTCGGCGACGGAACCCTCGTTGAGCACGCCGCTCGTGAGGACGGCCTCGCACGCAGCGATGACGGAGAAGAGGTCGATTGCCACGCAGAGGTCGACGCCCCTCATATCATCTTTGGTTCCGCCGATGGCAAAGGCGAGCGCACTGGTGTCGCGATGAGCGGCGAGCGAGCGGAGGGAGTCCTTGCTCGTGGTGACGACGACCTCGAGCGCGTCGGCGCTGTCCTCGATGTGGTCCGTCAGGCAGTTATCGCTGAAGTAACGGCTGGTGTTCATTGTTCCTCCTTGTAGATGGGCACGATGGTCACCATCGCGCCCGGGTCTTGCTTGTCTATGACGATGTCGTCGTGGTGGATGCCGCGGATGTGCTTCTGCGAGTCGTCGTGGATCAGGCCGGCCTTGACAATGCCGTCGAGAACGAACTTGATCCCCCCCATGATGTTGTCGGGGTCGCGCCTCGCGTTGACCTCGTGCCAGACGATGCGTAGGTCGACCCTTACGTCAGGGGTCTTCCATCCGGCCTGGAGCGCGGCCTCGTGTGCGTACTCTGCGGCGATTCCCGTGTAGTACTTCTTGAGGTCGTTGCCCTTGAACCGGTTGACGTTCATCGCGTGCATCCAGTCGTTGATGGATGCCCACGGCCTCTGCACGCCGCCTATCTTCGGAGCGTGGATGAAGAACTCTAGAGGCCTAGCAGGAGGGCAAGCAGGGCAAATATCAGCGCCCAGCTTGCCACGCCCATGGCGAGCATTAGCAGTAACCAAGGCCCGCACCCCCTTAAATCGTCTCTATCCATCTGTCCACCTCAGATGCGCGGATACGCGCCCCGCGCTCGCCGTCCGGCTCGATGAAGTCGATAAGTCCTCGCTCGTTGTCGAGCCTGATGCGGCGCTCGGACACGCCGCTTATCTTCGCCACCTCGGACACCGTGTACGTCATGCGCGCACCGATGCCGGCGGCGACCGCCGTCTCGATGGTCGGGCTTGACGGCACGCGGCAGTCCATTGCCTGCTCGACGGCATCCTTGACGACTCCGGCGAGCAGGGCCTCGAGGCTGCTATCCATTCGTGACCGTCTCGCAGTACTTCTTGATGATGTTGTTGAAGTTGCCCTTGTTGCCGTAGACCTTCTTGGCGATGGCCGCGAGCAGGCCCTTCTCCTTGTCGAACTCCTCGTCCTGGCACTTGACGACGGTCTTGGTGCCGTCCTCCCAGTAGACGACGGTCGCGGGGTCGTGGAAGATGACCTCCTTGATAGCGGTGGAGTTGTTGAGGCTCGGAAGCTCCTTGAGCACATCAACGATTTCGCGTGGCGCAAAACGGAACATATTGAAATCGACCGCGGCAGCGTCTTTCCCCGTAATGTCGAGAGTCAGTAGCGTGTGGCCTGCGTTAATGGGTTCCGGACATATCGCATACTCTGCAAAATCGCGGTTCATCGTGAACCCAGAGCGATGTTCGATCTTGTCAAAACGAATCAATTTCAGCCTCCTTACTTGACGTCGACGAGCGGCGTGGAGTTCTCGGGCACGACGACGAGGTTGCCGTTCTTGCCGATGCTCTTGAGCGCGTCGATGTAGTTCTGCTGGATAACGTTCTCGTTGAGGGAGTTCGCGAGGATGGCGTTGGCGTCAGCCTGGCCCTGCGCCTCGATCTTCTTGGTTTCGGCCTCGACCTTGGCAGTCTCCTGCTTGTTCTGGGCCTTCTGCTTCGCGACCTCGGCGGCCTGAGCCTCGCTGTAGCTCTTGGTGATGTTCTTCGGGTAACGGACGTCCTGCACGCTCACCTGCTCGACCGTGAGGCCCATGCCGTCCCACTTCTCGGTGAGGGCCTTCTGCACGGCCTTGGTGAACTGCGAGCGGTCGGTGAGCATAGTCACCGTGTCGAACTTGCCGGACACCTCGCGGGTAACGGCGCGGACGTCGTTGGAGATGTACTTCTCGACGAAGGACTCCTGCGTGCCGTACTCGCTGTAGAGCGTGAGCGCGGCGTCGGGGTTGAGCGAGTAGTTGACCTGGATGTCGATGTTCGCGCTAGCGCCGGACTTGTCGTTGATGGACACCTGCTTGCCGTCGTAGGAGCCGCCGTTCACCTTGTAGTCGGTGTCCCCGTAGAAGTTGATGAGGTTGTTGCGGGTGTCGTAGGTGACGACGTTCTGCCACGGAGCCTTCCCGTGGAAGCCGGCCTCGGACGTGGAGCCTGCGAGCGAGCCGCCGATATTGCGGATGACGCAGACCTCGCCGGTATCCTGCGAGTAGAAGCATCCGGTGGCCGCGATGACGGCTGCGAGCGCGATGACAGCGAGGCCACCTGCGACCGGCACGGTTGCGGGTTCATCGGGCCTGCTGGGCTTATAGCAGCGATTGTGGTCCTCGTACTCCTTGAGGGCCTCGAGGTACTCCTCGTTCTTGCGCTCGTACTCCTCTCGCTCGCGCTTGTTATGCGAGTGGGCGACCACGCACGTGGCGGCACCCGCGATACCGAGTCCGGCGCAGATGATGAGTCGAATCATTTAGTTGTCCTTAGTTTGTAGGCTTGGAAAATGGCAGGCGCGGAGGGACTCGAACCCCCATCGGCGTTACCGCCACAGTTTTGGAGACTGCTGCTCTACCGGTTGAGCTACGCGCCTGTGGAGTGCTGCCCAGGAGTCGCACCTGGTTTCACGGAGTTGCAGTCCGCCGCCTAGCTGTTCGGCCAGCAGCACATGGAGTCGCCAGAGGGAATCGAACCCCCAACACGCGGTTTAGGAAACCGCCGCTCTATCCCATTGAGCTATGACGACGAAAATGGTGCCGCATCTAGATAACGCTCCCAGCCAGCCAATAGGCACCTGATTTACAGTCAGGCCCCCGTCTTTAGGGGAATACTGCGGCAGTGTGGAGGAGGGCGTGGGAGTCGAACCCACGGATCGCTATCAACGACCGGCTGTTTTCTAGACAGCTGCAATAAACCTCTCTGCCAGCCCTCCGTTGGCGGAGCATGTAGGACTTGCACCTACGGGCCTCGTATGAGGTCTACGGGTTAGCAACCCGCTGCGGTAGCTACTGCGCCAATGCTCCGAAATGGTTGTCGCGGTAGGTGCTGACCCTACGACCTCCCCGTTATCAACAGGGTGCTCTACCGTTGAGCTACGCGACAGTGGAGCCGCCTGCGGGAATCGAACCCGCATAACCGATTTGGAAGACCGGTGTTCTACCTTTGAACCAAGGCGGCGTGGCTTGCGCGGCAGGCCTCGAACCTGCGACCTCCCGGTTAACGGCCGGGCGCTCTACCAGCTGAGCTACACGCAAATGGTGGGGCAAACAATACGGAGGCAATACATCTCCGCTGGGTTTGCCCCGTGTTGGTCGCGGGAGCGGGAATCGAACCCGCATGGCCCGGCTTATGAGGCCGGTGAGTTACCTGTACTCTATCCCGCGATGGCTTCTCGGCAGGGAGTCGAACCCTGACCGGCTGAATCAGAATCAACCGTGCTAGAACCGTTACACCACCGAGAACGTTTCGACCAGCGGCCGCGGCGACCGATACGCTGCTGTACGCATCTTCTTACGACGCGGCAGCCAAGTGGCAGGGCTGCCTTGGTTTTCCGATGTCGTATCGGTCGCCGCGGCCGCTGGTCTGGAGGCGCTGCAATCGCCCGCCCCAGTGTTGCCGTGGTTTCCGCGCGTCGCGGCTTTGGCACTCACGGCTTGCCGCCCTCCCGGCGCGATGCCGTTCGGGCCTTACCCCTTCCGGGGCGCATATTCTGTACTCAAGGTGCGCGTCCATTCGGACGGGCGTGCGGTTTCCCGCGCGGACTCGACTGATGTAGGGAAGGCCTGCCCAGGAGTCGGAGGCAGGTGAAAATTGCCCGTGAAGGAAGTGGTCAGTCTTCAGAGAGGAGTTCAGTCGAGTCCGCGAGGGAAAACGCTTCGGCTATTCGGGTTTGCGCCCGGTGAGCCAGTCGAGTGAGCAGTCCATCCAGTCGGCGAGCGTGATTGCCTCCTGAAGCGTGAACGGCTTTTCGCCGGTCAGCTTGTAGTGGACCGCGTTCCAGCAGATGCCTAGTACGTCGGCGACCTTCTGCTGGGTGATTCCGTGCTCGGCGATATATGCCGAGACTTTCCTTGCGAAGTCGTTGTCCAT